TTTTCAGACGCTGCTTCTCAAGCTGAGACGCACTTACTCACTTTTAAGAATGAATTGGAAACTAATGAATATCTCAAAGAAGATTACCCAGAACTATGCACTCCTAAAATTGTCGGCTCAACTGGGCGTTCCCTTGCGGCAAACGCTTGGCGTATTATTCAGTCAAACGATTTTATATTCGACGCTAATGGTATTGATACTAACTCACTGGGTAAGAAAGTCTTTGGTCAACGCCCTGACCTCATTATTTTGGATGATATCGAAAAAGGAGAAAAGAACTACTCCGAATATCAAGCTGGCCAGCAACGACGAACAGTCTTTGACGACATAGCTCCTATGAATATTTATGCCCGCATGATTATTGTGGGTACGACAACTATGCCTAACTCTATGATGGATGAGTTCAGAAAATACTCTGAAGGCCAGCGTGAAAAGGCACTGGAGTGGATTTCAGACCAGAATGTGAATGTCCACTACTATCCAGCCATTATGACAGCTGAAGATGGCTCAGAACGCTCTGTATGGCCTGAGAAGTGGCCTCTAGAGTGGCTGGAGTCCCAAAGACACCTTCGTGACTTTGCCAAGAACTATATGAACAAGCCTGTAAACTTGGACGGGAACTTCTGGACATATGAAGATGTAATCATTGGTGAGAGCGAATATGGAAATACAATAATATCAATTGACCCAGCGGTAACAAAGAATAAGGTTTCTGACTATACAGGTGTTGCTGTATTGAGCAGAGGTGAAGATGGACATATCTATGTAAGAGATGCAATTCAATTAAAAGTATCTCCATCTGAATTAGCAGAACGAATTGCTGCATTGGTTGAAAATTATAATCCTGGTATCATTTATGTAGAAACAAACCAAGGTGGAGATTTGTGGCAAGATGTATTTAAAGATATACCAGTTAGATACAAATCAATTAGACAATCCGTATCAAAGCAGATCCGTGCAGGTAAAGCTTTGAACTTCTATCAGCAGGGAAAAGTTAGACATACTCAACACTTCCCAGTCTTAGAAGAACAAATGTGGTCCTTTCCAAAGGTTAGCCACGATGACGTACTGGACGCAGTAGTGTCAGGAATACTATACTTCTTGGACAACACAGCTCCAAAGGTATTTGCAAAACAATTAAACTACTTAAGGAGATAAAATGTCAGACATTAAACTAGCTTTAGATCAGATCATCGCTAAAAGAGATAGATATATGATCGCAGAAGCATATTATGAAGGCGCAAATGATGAAGTATTTACTCATCAGCGTTGGTACAGACTATTTAGAAATGATTTATCAAGATTTTCAGGAGTTACGCCATTTAGGTTTAACTTTAGCAAGACTGTAGTAGATGCAGTACATAATCGTCTTGAAATTGAGCAAGTTGAGACAACTAGCCCAGAAGGCGATGCTTACATCAACAGAATCTGGGATCAGACAGATTTAAAGCTTGATATTAACGAAATTCATAGAAATGCACTCGTTTATGGCGATTGCTATGCAATTGTGTGGCCAGATATGGACGGAAATCTAGCAATAGATTACAACTCACCTATGACTACTACACTTGTATACGATCAAGAGAATCCACGAGTTAAGTCATTTGCAACTAAGATGTGGCAGATTACAGATGCTGCTAATCGTAAAGTTATCAAGATAAACATGTATTACACAGATAGAATTGAGAAGTATGAAGGTCTAGGTGAGATTGATTCTCTAAATGGACTTCCAAATCTTACTTTGGTTGAAACTGTGGTCAATCCTTGGAATGAAATTCCAGTTTTCCACTTCAGAACAAATAAGCCATACGGAAGACCAGAACATGCTGATGCATTTGGTCCACAGGATGCGATAAACAAGCTGATATCAACTCACATGATGACTGTAGACTACCAAGGTGCTCCACAGCGTTATGCATTATCAAATGGTGGAACATCTAACGAATTTGATGACTTCTCAGAGGATGACACAGCCAGAGAGAACATTGGAGCATTGCAAAATGGTCCAGGACAACTCTGGTACTTGCAAGGAGTCTCAGCAGTTGGACAATTTCCAGCAGCAGACCCATCAACATTTACAAATCCAGTTAATGAGTTTGTATCTGACATGGCTGCAATTACATCAACTCCAGTTCATTACTTCTCATCAACACAATACCTTCCATCAGGACAGGCTTTGCGTGTAGCAGAAGCACCACTATTCAAGAAGGTCCTTAACCGCCAGCTTGCATTAGGTTCAACATGGAGAGACCTATTTAAGTTCATGCTTAAGGTCGAAGGCATCATTGCTGATGTTGATATTGACTGGAAGTCACCTGAGTCAATTGACTCATTAGATCAATGGGATATCGCAGTTCGCAAGAAGTCAGTCGGAGTTCCTTTGGAACAAATTCTTCTTGAACTTGGATATGACCCAGAGATTGCAAAGATTATTGCTGATGAAGCAATGGCAAATAGACCAGACATGGCAGCAACACAAGTTGCTCTTGGTGGAACTGGATTAAATACGAACAACCTAGCTCTGGAGCAAGCCGCTGCTGAGCAAAACGATACAGGAGAATAAAATGGAAGAACAGAATCAAGTAGAAGGTACATCTGACGAGATTCGTGATCCTAAAGCCGTCTTAGAAGCTTTAGATAAAGCGAAGGCGGAAGCTAAAAAGTTTAGATTGGAAAAGGAAGCCTTGGAGTTACAGGTAAATGAATCAATCTCCAAGATTTCCCAATTCCAGTCAAAATTAATGATGGAACATGTAAATAAGCATCTCTCATCATTAAATATTGCCCATGGAGATAGACTAAATAAGTATATTAAGATGGATGCATTATCTTTAACTGAAGATTTTGAGGTTGCTGGATTAGATGAGCAAATTGCAATTCTAAAAACAGATTTCCCAGAATTATTCGATCCAAAATTCATCGTAGCTGGTAAAGCTGACTCAGGAGTAACTGCTTCATTAGAAGTTCCTAAATCTGCTTCAGATTTGCAGGCCCAGATGGTTTTAAAGAAATAAGATATAAGGTATAATTGTCCTATACAACTCTAAATGGACATTTGGGTTGTGATTAATATATTCGGACGATTATATGTTCAAAAACCCAAACTAACTAACTAAAAGGAGATTAACATGGCCGCAGGTCGCACAGATCTCACAGAAGGAAATGGATATATTCCAGAGGAAAAGGGATCCGTTGCTATTCAAGCAACAATCGCTAACTCTGTAGTAGAAGCATTTGCTCGTCGTGAGAATATGGCATCTCGTACAAAAGGCGTTCCACGCTTCGTATCAGATGCACCAGTTATCGTCGCAGAAGGCGTCGATATTCCAAACTCAGATACAACTCTTGATGAGATTGTATTGACAGCTCGCAAGTACGCACAGATTTTCAACATCTCAGAGGAAGATATCAATGACTCATTGGTAGATACTTTGAACACATACAAGGCAGAGTGGGCATCACTTTGGGCTCGTAAGTTTGACAACGCATGCTTAGGTGTAACAGCTGCAGCAGATGGCGATGACGGACAGCCATTCGAATCTGTATACCGTGCTGTTTCACAGTACAACACAGCTTCAAACCGCATTCAGACAGCTGGAGCTCTAACATTCAAGGACATCTCAGATGCTCTTGGATTAGCTGAGTCAAGCAAGTACTTTGATGCTGCTAACACAGTATTCATCGTTCACCCAAAGATGCTTTCACACATCCGTAACATGGAAACAACAGGTGGAAACCTAGTTCTTCCAGATCCACTAGGTGCTCGCCCAGGATCATTATTTGGATACCCAATGGTAGTTTCATACGGTGCAGCTACATCAGCAGCAGCGTCAGCAGCTCCAACAGGTAACCCACTACTTATCGTAGGTAACCGCAACATGATGATCAATGGTGTTCGTAGCACAATTGAATCAGCTGTATCTCGTGATGCAGACTTCTCAAAGGACGGCGTTCTTCTCAAGACTCGTGTACGCAGAGGCTTTGCTGTTGCAGCAGCCGAAGCATTCGCAGTCGTTGAGATCACCGCTGCACCATAAGGAGGATATGACAAATGGCTTCTAAACTATACGGTAACTTCCTACTTAAGGCTCTTAACAAGGAAGTAGATTTCGACTCAGATACTATCAAAGTTGCTCTACTTACTTCAGCCTACACACCTAACCAAGACACACATGACTACTTCAACGATGTTTCAGCGAATGAAGTAACAGGTACTGGTTATACACAGGGTGGAATCACACTATCATCTAAGACAGCAACATACGATTCAGGCACAAACGTAATCGTTCTTGACGCTGCAGATGTTACATGGTCTTCATCAACAATCACAGCTCGCTATGCAGTTGTATATGATTCAACAGGCACAGCAAGCACATCAGCTCTCATTGGATACGTAGACTTCGGTTCAGACCAGTCTTCAACCAATGGTAACTTCACAATCACATGGGATTCGACTGGTATTGTTCGAATCACTGTAGCGTAAGGTAATTACGCATGGATGCAAAGGTAGAGGTTGGCGCACTTAAAGCAAATGCTTGTCTAGTCGTAGTCCAAACTACTGTAGAGTCTCTTTCTGGTGATATATTTACTCCAGTAGTCTCCAACCTCTCCTTTGCTCCAATCATTTCTATAGGCGGACACAGCATTTCAACAATCAACCCAGAATTTAACCGAATTGGAGTACGGGCTGCGGCATAACGCCAGCAGCCTATTTTTATGTCATTATATACAGTAGCCCAAGCAGAATCAACCTTTTGGATGGCAACAAACTTAGACAGCTCTTCAACAGAAAGAGCAGTTAAAGCTGGTGTAACTGTTTCCTCTAGTCAATTCGGAACTGTAACACAAAACGCAAGTTCTCTTACTGGCAACGCTTCTTATGACTTTGGCTCAAATGGCCGTGTGCTTCACCAGTGGGGCGGAAGCGGTGGTGTAAATGATTTTATTCATGAAATAGTATTTAAAAAGAATGGCAGCCCAACTGGCGGAATTCTAATGAACTCATTAGATGAAGTTGTAATGTCATTTCAAACAGATGGAAAACTAGAAATATCTATAGATCCAGCTTTTGCATCTGCTTCCACTATAATTACTCCAACAAATCTTGCTGATAACAAGTTTCACCATGTTGTAGTTTCATATATGGGCAGCAGCGCAAATCAATTTAGAGTTTATGTAGATGGAACATTAGTAGAATCAAAAGCAAGTCAGGGCAACTTAAATAATAGAGGTCTTGTTAGCTTAGGAGCATACTTAACATCTACAAATACTGGTATTGGATTTTTTGAAGGAGCAATTGATTTTTACGGATTTTACCAAGGCAGTTTATCTAATGCACAGGTAGATACATTTGTAGCAAATCACGTAGCAGAATTTGCAAATCGGACTGTTACAGATACTCCAGCAACAGCAACAGCACTTGCTGTAAATCCAGCTGTAAGCGCAGAACAAAACATATCAATTCTTGAGACACCAGCAACAGCATCTGCTGCATCTGGAGACCATTACAATAGCACAGTTGACTCATTCATCCTTCTAGATGGGTACATGTCTACATTGACTCTAGAACAATGGTATAAATTTGATGAGCCAAGAAGCATTACAAACTTTGGAACTGGCGGATCAACTGGATATATTTACGTTGGAGCGACAAATAGTATTACTGATGGAGTTCAAGGAAGCGGTGCTTTAAGAATAAATGGCGGCAGCGATTATGTTTACACAATTGGTACAACAGCAACATCAACAGAATTTACAGATGATGACTTTTCATTAGGCTTTTGGGTTAAAAAAACAACTGCAGAATTTGCAAATATCTTTATTGCTTATAATTCAGGTCTTACAGAATATTTACTTACAGAATGGACAGATGCTGGACATATTCTTGTTAATGCTCGTCTAAATAATTCAGATCATGAAATTGAAACTACAGCAGATTATACTGATGGCAATTGGCACTATGTAGCAGTTCGTAAATCTGGAAATACAATGCAAATGTGGGTAGACAATGTATCTCAAGGTACTGTAACTGTTAACCAATCAATGTCAGGATTTATTCGTAACCAATTTGGTGGCGGAAACCCTGGTCCTACAGAGCAGATGTACATCTCACAATTCTACATTGGAACATCAGCAAATATCACATCTACTCAAATTGCTAATATCTACGCATATGGAACTCCAACTGTACAAGCTGGAGCGGCAATGGCGGATGCTACATTCTCACGAAATGATTCATTTAATAACTATGTAGAAAGCAAAGGACCTGAGTTCTACTTTAAGATGGATGAGGCAACAGGAGTTCCTGTAAATACTGGATCAGTCACCTTGACTTTAACTCAACAAGGAACTAACTTTACTCAAAATATTGCAAGTCCTAATTACAAATCTTATAACTTCTCAAACAGAGACACACAATTTAACGGAACATGGTCTGCTCCATCTGGAACATTTAGTACAGATAACAAGCAAACCCTTGTTGTATATGCCAAGTTTGGTTCAGCTGGCCTTAATGCAATAGCTGGAACTGCAGCATTTGAAGGCGGATCTGGAACAGGTATGTTCTTGCAGCAACAAGCAAATGGAACAATGCGTCTAAGATCATCAAACGGTGCAACAACTGAAGATGCAACATCAACTACAAATTATGCAGACAATGTTTATCACATGTTCGTTGGTGTTAAGAATGGATCAGACTTAATACTTTATGTAGATGGTGTACAAGCAGCAATTAATACATCTGCCACCCATACATTTAGCGATGCTGGACAATTAGCAGTAGGTGGTCCACCAGGACAAGCACCAACATCAGCTTCAAGAAACTTAACTATTGATGAAGTCGCTGTATTTAATACAGCCTTTACTGCTCAAGAAGCATTTGAAATATATCAGTCAGTAGATTGGGAAATGGATTGGACAGCAACAGCTGAAATAATTGATGTTGATGTAGAAGCTGGCTTTGGCCCAACAATTGCAGAACCAGCAATGCTTGCAGATGCAGAATTGCCAAAGGTATTCCCATTTATACCTCCAATGACTGCAGAAGCAATATTCCTACAGCCTAACTTTGAGGCTATAGATAATACAAACAATCTTGCTGAGCCAATGGAAGCATCTGCACAAGGAGAAAATCCAGGATGGGATATTGGAGAAAACAATCAAGTTCTTCATATGGATGCATCAGCATCATTCCCAGACCCAAGAGTATTAATTCCAGGTTTTTGGAATGCAAATCCATTTATTGCTAACCCAGCAGAAATGGTTGAACCAGCAATATCATCTACTCTTGGTGCTTTGGTTATTGCACAATCAATTCCTGTTCAAGCAATATTTGTAAGCCCACCTGCTTACAAACTAATTACAGATGATATCTGGTACCAGAAGCTATTCCTACAGCATTCTATTGTGAATGGTGAAAGATTTATAACTAGCAACTTGCCAAATACTACTGGTAACTCTTCAGCTTACGCATTCTTAAAGCTGTTTGATGATGTTACAACAAATCTTAGTGGGGCAAATACAAACAAACTTACTAATAATTTACCTTACTATATTGTTATTGATGATCCAAGAGCAGACGCTGGCCCAACATATGCAAATAGCTCAAACTCATTCTTAACTGCCACCCCGACACCTTTGCTTGAAGTTGGAACATTTGATGATTATGAAAGAAAGGCAGTTAGATTTAGAAATATACAATTTAAAATAGATGAAAATGAGTTCGTTGCAAATAACGGCTACAGCCTTGAATTTACATTTAAAACATCAAAGGCTGACCAAGTAATTGCACAGGGATTCCAGAGAAGCTTCCTTAACTACCAAAGTGCTACATCTTCTATAGGCCTTGTAGATGGCAAGCTATTTGCAACTCGTGTCACACAGGAAATTGGCGGGGGCAGAATATTTGCTCACCCAGATAATACAAAGGCTGTATCTAAAGTAGGATTTATAAATACAGCATACGGTAATAAATCAATTGCAGATGGAGCATGGCATCATATAATTATCCAATACGGATTTGATGGTCGTGTACAGTTCTGGATTGATGGAGAGCTAGACATTCAGTTCTTTGCAGATAGCCAATTTGCAGGTGCAGCTGGAATTCGTCCATACATCATTGGATCTAACCATTCAAATCCAAGATTCCAGTCAGATTTTGAAACATCTGCTTGGTCATATGATGCAGCCTTCTTTGTTGATTCAGAAAATATAATAGAGCATTACACAGCATCTATTAAATATGAGCCAATCCAAGCTGAACCAGCTACTGCAACAGCAGAAATTGGGCAGGGATCAAAGGCTGAAGGAAATAGACCTAGAGCATTAATGCTTTACTTCTGGCCTACAGATGTTGCACAAGGGTCAGCAAGATATCCAGGATTTACAAGTACTGAATCTGCAGATGTCCTTACAACTCTTGATTACTTTACTAAGCCTCCGCAAGAATATGAAGGCTGGGATGTCTTCCCAGTAGATATTACTGGTTACTGGGTTTCAGACCTTGTTAAAGTTGAAGCTTATGGAGCTGAAAATATTGGAACAACTAACTTCATAACAACTGTTAGTCCATGGCAAAATGTTTCACAAGCACCTACTGCTTTATTTAATACTCGTGGCACATTTAGAGATCCATTAACTGATGCTCCAAGATATATTGATTTAATTAATGATATCGATTTGTCTAAGTTTGATATGATTATGTTCAAAAACTATCCAAATGATCCTAGAGAAAAGGATGCATTTACTGGAGCTGAGGTTGTTGACGCATACTTCAATTTAAGAGAATCATTTATATTTGAAGAGTTTGTAAAGAGCCTTCGTGCAGCAGTTGATACTGGAATATCTTTGATGGTTTCAAATGCTCAGCTTGCTCTTGATCTTAAGATTGTAGATCGTGTTGAGACTGTTCCAGATATGGATGACAATGTTGGTCAAGGTAATTACAGCGATCCATATGCACCAACACAAATGACAGATACTAATGCTGATTCTGCTGATGCATTGCCAATTCCTCCTGAATATAAAGAACCTCTTGGCTGGTGGGATACATGGAAAAATAATAGAACCAGAATCGTTAACACTCATCCAGATATTACTGATTACCCAGGATTAATAAAGACACAACAAGCATTCTGGTACAGTTCAGATGAATTCCGTTGGGGTGGTCCAGATAGAATATTTGCAAAGTACGAACATAAAGATGCGTTAGCTGTTGGAGATGAATTTATTATTTCAACTACTGGAACAAGAGGAGACAATAACAAAAATAGCGGATATCTTGCTACTCCATTTGAGAATGTAAAAGCTGGAAAGATTATCACAGCATTTGCTAATACAGTTCGTAGAGGATTAGACTTAATTGAAAATCCATACAGAAATTATGCTCAGTCTATTATTCTTGAGCCAGGTAATGTTCTTGATGGAACACAGGTTGGTGGAAAGATATTTGTTAACTTTACTGAAGAAATTAATAAATGTCAGGAAAATGGTTCTGTAGAACTTTCAAGCGATTATTGGATAAATTATGCTTATGAAAATGGAGCAATTGATTTAGAAACTAGAGATGACCTTTTGCTTCAAGATTTTGTTACAACTGAAACTCCATACTGGACAGTTAATGGAATGAATCTTTTACAACAAACTGGAACAGAGTTCGAAATGGATACTAATTTACAAAGAGCTGGTGTACAAAAAGATGCTGTTCAAATAAGAAAAGTAAATAAGAATGGCGGAATATCATTTAGAGAAGTTCCTTCTGGTTCTGTATTCTTTTCTAGTACATATTCATGGCGATATCCAATGGCTGGCTTTGAAGTGCCTTCTATGCCTACAAGAGGATTCCGTTGGTTATCTAACAGAGAAGTTCTTGAAGGAACTGTTCTTAGACCACAAGCATTTGCAGCTTCAGCAGAAATGCCAAATGCGGCTGGTGTCCCAGATAGACAACTAGATTTTAGTGCTCAAGCTATGGTTGCAACAGCGACAATAGAAGAAACACAATTTAGCAGTGGTGAAAGAAAAGTTAATACTTTACCTATGGAAGCAACAGCAACAATTGTAAAACCAGGATCAACAATTGGAGCACCGCCAATGGTGGCAAATGCAGGAATGTTTGCTAACAGCAGATCGAATGTTGCATCAGAGGATCAAGTTGTACTATACTTGATACATGTAGATCCAATACTATATATAAGAGAGGACGTAATCAAATGATTAGTCAATACTGGATAGACCAAATTCCTGCTAGACCTCTTTCGATTCAAGTAAAGGACCAGGACGGGAATAATATAGACCTCTCTCCTTATACTACAATTGAAGCGGTAATGCTAGGAACAAGAAATGAAGAGATAAGCCTTGCAGGTGCAACTCTAAATACAGCCGCAAAGGATCTTGGATCAATTATATTTGAATGGCCAACAACTCGTAGCCTTTTTGATTATGCTGGAGATTATGTTTTCCAACTTAAATTGAGCGGGACAGGTAGATTAGATTTTACAACTTCACATACTTTAAGAGTTCGTGAACTAGGAAGGAAGTATAGATAATGTTTACAACGATTAACAGCGTAAAAGAATATACAGATGCAGATGTAACTGTTGCTTTAATTAAAAGAGCACAGGCTATCATTGAGATATTCATAGGCAAAGATGAAATTGATGTTGAAAGCCCATCTGACTTACTAATTCTAGACAAGATGACTGCATACCAATCAGCATACATGCTTGATAATGAAGATACTGTTTACACACAAATAGCTGCCAACTCAGTTGGATCAGGAGATTCAGCACAGAATTTCAACACAGCTATGTCAGCTCCATTCATTGCTCCACTTGCAGTAATGGCAGCTAAAGGACTTTCTTTCAAGAAGCCACGCAGCATTAAGACTGGAAAAATATTCCAGTGGCCAACATACATTGACTGGAGACGCATTTAATGAGACCAAATACAACTAAACAGTATCTATATACTGGTGATTTGTACGGATACAGAGTAGTCACATCTGCCGACGGCACAGTGACTGAGAATGTTTATAATGAGGTTCCTGTACGGGTATCTCTTGCTCTGTCTGTAAATCTTCTTGGAGACTTGGTAATAGAAAGCGAATCTAAAATGCAACTAAACGCTTACTTGCGAAACATAGTTGATGCCAATGGAGAAGAGATTTACGTAGATGGACAATGGCAGATATTCCAGACAGCACCTTTACTTGGTCCTATGGGATTAAAAGCGGGATACAGATACCGTGCAAGGATAATTGCTGGAAATATCTAATGCCATCATTCGACATAACTGACAAATGCATTAAGTTTGTTACGCAAGTAATTCAAGACATGCCTGGAAATGCTGGGCAAGAAGTCTTGGTTCAACGCTTAACAGATGAAGCATATGGATCAGTTAATGTTGCTGTAGATTATGACGGCCTTGGAGGAATAAGCATCAGTGCAGGGGGCGAAATAAACTGGAGATCAAATCATCCAGAAGCAATTGAAATAATCATAGCTACAGCTGAAGATAATACTGAATTGATAATTGCTCAGGCTCAAATTCCTGGTCCTTGGGAATTAGCTGATGCAATTGCAACTGGCGACTGGAAGATTGTAGGATGGGATACATGAGCGGATTAGAATTAGGCCTATCAATAATCGGCGGGTTAATAGCAATACAAGTACAACTAGTCCTATTAGTTAAATGGTTAGTTAAACATTACTTGAGCGAACTTATACCTAATTCAGGCACATCCCTCAAAGACCAAATTACCAGAGTTGAAGCAAGACAGCATGAGATCTATATGTATTTCATGAACAAAGACAGTTGACATATAAGATATAGCATTATATAATTAGGTTATCTCACCAGAAAGGAGATACCTATGGATAACTTTCAGTATAACAAGGCCATTGCTGCCTCAGATACATTAGTTACTATTGAGGTCGTACTGGCCTATACAATTGCAAACTATTACAATTGGGACACACAGTCACCAGCATATCCTAGCGAAGAGACTTTGGCAAGAGACTGTAAAATGTCTACAAGATCAGTTCGCAGGGCATTAAAGGGTCTAGTTGATAAGGGCTATATGTCCTATACAAGACAATACAATAAACCCAACTTATACACTCCTGTCCTATTGATGAGGACACACAGTCCAGTTAATGAGGACTCCAGTGGCCTACTAAAAGATAATATAAAAGATAAAGAAAAGATAATAAAAGAAGAAACTTCTAACGAAGTTTTAGAATTTAATATTATTAATCAAGAGAAAAAAGAATGGTTAATGTCATGGTAGAAGAAGGAACTATTTACTTTTGCGACAATTGTAATAAATACCTTCGCTTCCTTGATCACTGTAAAGAGTGTACCGCCCCCGCCGCCCGCCTAGGATGGTTGGTGTCCAATGAGGCCTAAATGCAAATGCGGCAAGAATGCCGATTTAAAGGGCATAAGTAAGACAGGTAAGCAACTATATAGGACCAACTGCTTAAAGTGCCGCAAAACGGCTCAGAAGGCTAAAAAGACCTATTGTGAGAGATGCCTTATGGTTCCAAAAGATAAGAAGCTATTAGATGTAGATCATATCGACGGGAACAGATCAAATAATCATATTAATAACCTACAGACCTTATGCAAATCTTGTCATAAGATTAAAACCAAAGAAAACGGAGACTTTAAGAATCGTGAAAACTTGCGCCAGATGTCTAATTGCTAAAGACACAACAGAATACTCAAACTCAAAACATACTTCAGATAACTTAACTAGCTACTGTAAGTCCTGCCAGACTGCCTATTACAAGGCCTACAATGCCTCTAGGAAGGCCGCACAGCCAGATTTGGTACCTCAGTCTAAGACATGCCGTGATTGTGGCTTAGAAAAGCCTATAAGCCAGTTTGGCAAAAGAGGAGTATCTTTAGATAAACATCAGATTTACTGCAAGCCTTGCTGGAGAATCAGAAGCACGGCGGCTACTAGAAGGATGAGAATGAATGCCAAGACAACCAAGATCGGATAAGGGAAAGAGAAGAGAAAGCTATACAGCCAAGCAGGAACTAAGAGGTAAGACCAGTAAAGAAAACAACCCTCTTAAATCCTTTTGGAGCTTTCATACAATGGACCAGATTATGCAATTAACACCTAAAGAGGTAGATGACCTAATTACCGTTTGGATAGAGGTCTATCAGGCCAATCAGATGAAGAGGAATAAAAGCTGGTGGTATCCAAGCGTAGGTGGTCTAACACTACATGAGATACGCAATAAGAGAACTAATATTGACAAAGGTCCAATGATTTAATATACTTATATTACTATGTTGCCAAATATAGTACTGCCTTCCCTGGCGAAAGAAGTCCAATAGTTGTGTTCATCTATTGGGCTTTTTTCTTTTATAATGTATACTTATACTTACAATGCAAGGACGGAAGAACTAGTGGATCCAAGAGATTTTATTAGCCAAGGCACAGGAGAATACAAGCTATATCCCTATGCAAAAGACTTATTCTATAGACCAGATGGAATACTAGTCATGACCATTGAGATGTTCAATGAGACAGATACACAAGAATTTAGCTTTTCATTTAAAGCGAGTCCTCAGATGAGAAGATTCCTTGATAGAACTATAGGAGATGAGGCGGAATGCCAAGAATAATAGACACCAATAGACATGGTATTAGAAGAGAAATAGATCACCAATGGAAACCAAAGAAGAAAGTAAGAAAGCATAAGGACAAGTTATCCACAGATAAGCCAAGTTATGCACAGAAAGACAAATAGTTATCCACAGATATTATAGTATTAGTATATTAAGATCCAGGAACGCCTCCGTAAATGGGCGAATATATATAAAAATAGGAGTTAAACATGGGATATCCAGTATTCACAGATGAACAAATAAGCGAATTTATAGAAACAGCTAATGAAATGGGCATAGGTCCAGCTATGAGATATTTGGGTTATCCTAAGTCATATCACACAGCTAAGAAGTTTTATGTACAGAGAAATATAGATATGCCTACAGCCAATACCTTGGCTGTTATGGCTAAAGACTTGGCTATATTCTATACAGATAAAGAGAAAGTATTGGCGGCACAGGCAGTAATAGATAGAACAGTAGAAGCACTATATGAAGATACCCTTGTATCAGATGATATATCTAAACTATCAAATGCTCTACATAAGGCTATACAAACGATTAATCTAATAGAAGGTAAATCGACCAATATTAATGAAAATAGATCAAAGGATGGCTCAGATCTAGCAATCGTAGATATGCTTAATGAAGCCAAGATGAGATCAGAATCTATTAAGAATACATTAAAGGCTATATAGATGTATCGATATGTCGACAATTGCATATATATGGCAAACATCTCATTATATGAGACCACCCGAAATAAGATTGACATATTTAAATTAAAATGCGCTACTCTAAATAAATTTGGACAGTAAATATGAGTACTATGTTAAAATACGATAACATTAATCCAGAATTGATGAAATATGCAGAAGGTAGGCGGGAACTTACTAAATATGATCCAATGTTATTCGCTTTGACCTATTTGCCACATCATTTGAAGAATATGGAAGATGCTCTCACACTTTCGGAATTTCACTGGGATCTTGCTGAGTATGGAAAGACATGGATCCATAAGCCAACTGCTCCTAAGCAAAATAGAGATGCATTTATTGCACCTAGAGAATGTGGCAAGTCTACATGGATCTTCTTGATTCTACCTATGTGGGCCGCCGCTCACGGCCATATTAAATTTGTGGCTGCTTTTTCAGACGCTGCTTCTCAAGCTGAGACGCACTTACTCACTTTTAAGAATGAATTGGAAACTAATGAATATCTCAAAGAAGATTACCCAGAACTATGCACTCCTAAAATTGTCGGCTCAACTGGGC